ATAAAGATCTAATCATTGGTCCAAGTTCCTTGTTCCGTGCAGGAATTTGTTGTAAGTTTGGATTAGCATAACTAAATCTACCTGTCACTGTACCACCACTATCTGATCGAAGTTGGTTTATTTCAGCGTATATTCGTCCTTTATGTTCATGTTTAATTATGGTATCAATAAAGGTTGTATGTGCTTTGTTTATTTCTCTTGCACGTGCAATTTTTTGAACCATTGGATGTGGATGGTTCTGTAAAAAATTTTTAGTAAATGATGGAGAATTTGTTTTTTCGGTGCGGTCAAATGGTAGGTGCAGTTTTTGAAAGACTTGCGCAATTGAACGTGCAGCCCATATTTGAGTATCTACTCCTGTTTCTTTTTTTACTAATTGTAAGCATTCTTTTTCTTCTTTTAATAGTTTGTTTTTTAATTCAGTCGCTGCTTGGATATCTACACGAACGCCTAAAAAACGCATATCAACGAGGCAAGGAAAAAGTTCAGTCTCTAAATTAAAAATATCTTCTATATCCTGATTGATAATCTCTTTCTTCATCTCTTGCCAAAGTTCTAATGTTAATTTAGCATCAGCTTCAGCATACTCACCTACATACATAGCAGGTAATTTATACATCTCAGACTTAGCATCTATACCCCATTCTTTTGCTGTTTCGGCTAATACAGCCTCATTTTTGCCTCTTCCAACATAATCACGACCCATAGAGCCTAAATCGTATCGAAAGCGATTCTCGTCCACGAGAGAGCCAGCAATCATGGTATCTACGATGGATCCCTGTATTTTAAGACCTGCAGCACGTATAAAACATACGTCATACATAGCGTTATGAAATATCTTCATTGCTGGTGTATTTAAGACATCTTGAAACCATTTAATAACCATGTTCTTGTCCATATTACCACCCCCTTCATGACGTATAGGGTAATATCCAGACCAGTCTCGCACAGCTACGGCTATGCCTACAATCTGTCCTCTTCCTGTAACAGAGCCAGAGCCCATAGTTTTTAAATTAGGATCTTTAGTCTCTAAGTCAATTGCGATCTCATTATACTTTGATAGATCAGGAAATTCTGTTGGAGGTAGCCATTCCACTTGTGGACTGAACATAGGTTTCTGTATCATGAGTAATCCCTTTCTAGTATCATTTCTAAATAATGTATTGCTTTTTTAATATCTTCTTCTTTCCCTTTCGACCGATGTCGACAGATATATTTTATAGCATTACCCTCTGCGAAAAGCAATCTGTTTTCGTTTATAAACTCTGCAGGTTGAATTTTCATTGAGCGATAATGCTTCCCCCCTACCTGCTCTTCCAATGAATTGTATGTTGAGCCCTTAAATAAATCTTTGTGTGTCATAAATTGTATCCTTTATTATCTTGTTGTGGCCTAATGATGTGTAAATGTTCCTTGGTCCTTGTTGCACCAACATAGAACAATCTATTCTCATCATCAGGATTCTTTTCGTAACTTCTCATTGTGTTAAAACTAAGATCAGTGAGCAGCACAACATTTTCTGCTTCACCACCTTTCGCACCATGTATTGTAGACAAAGTTATACGTGGTGCTTCGTTTAACTTCTCTCCCCTTCTTCTCATTTGTTTTAAATAATTTACTTCTCGTCTTGGAGCTGCATCAAATGCTTCAAACCACACAGTATCTGTTTTTAAATTATAATCTTTTTTTAATGTTGCTATGTCATACATACCATCTTTAGTCATTGATTTTAATTTGTTTTTATCTACATTCATGTAACCATATATTCTTTGCACTTGATCATAAGATAATGGTACACCTTTTCTTGCATGTTCCCAATCTAATGCTGCCATGTGCAGTGTGTGTTCTTTTTGTTTTTTAAATTTATTATTATAATAATAGCCACTTTCATAAAGTGTTGGCTCTAGCTTATCTAACATGTATTTAGTTCTAGCTAGAACCAACCATTCACCTGATGACATGTTGATGTCTTCAAAGTCATCATAGTTTGACAAGGAGCCTTGGTGAATTTTTGGATTCCAAGATTTATTTATTCTATTTTTTATTTTATTTATAATACCCATAGCAAGTCCATGAATTTTTGCAGGTATTCTGTATGATTGTTGCAAGGGCAGCATCTGTCCTTCTTGCGCTATGAAAGAGTCCACATCTGCCCCTGCCCATCTAAATATCGCCTGGTCATCATCACCCGCAATAAAAGAATCTGTTGTCTTTTGCCAAATAGCTTTTGCCATATCCCATTGCATTCTTGATAGGTCTTGTGCTTCATCAATAAATACAACATCAAATTTTGGCACAGCTATATCTGACTTTGTAAATTCCAATATCATGTCGTTAAAGTCTATGAGATTATGTTCTTTCTTATATCTTTGTAATTCGTTTGATATTATTTTTAATTTATCTAATTCTAAATCTTGATTATGTTCTTGTAGATTATATTGTTGTTCAGCTGTAATACCTTTTAATATTGCAAGGTTTACTATTCGAAGATATTCACTGTCTGATGTGAAGATTCCATTATGATCATTTTCATAGTCCGCATAATTTATTTCTTCTTTTACTCTTTTACCAAAGTCTTGGTAGTGTCTACGTTGCATTACGTTTTCTTTTTTTATACCAAGTCTTCTAAATGCTAGTGAATGTAATGTTCTAAAATATGGTAAATCATCTTCTGTTAAATTAAATTTTTTTATTGCTCTATCTCTTGCTTCGTATGCAGCTTTCTGTGTAAATGCAAAGTATCCTACCTTGTCAGGATCTGTATTTTTAAGATAGTCATCTACTTTGTTTAACAAAGTTGTAGTTTTACCTGTACCTGGTGGTCCTAATACTATTGTTTTCATCGTTCACTCGCTGTTTTGAATCTATGACATTCCTTACAAAGTAATTGAAATTTTGCGTGTTGTTTATGATATTCTCTCCATATTTTTCTGTGGTCTTCTCTTAACCTCCAATATAAACCTTGTATTTCTTTGTTCATGCTTTTTTTAAATTCTTCTTTGTCATAAATAGTAAAAAAAGAATTTACTATTGTTTTATATGGAATAACATGGTCAACATC